GTGGTTTATAGACCCTTCGTGTTGGGTGACCGAGGATACCGTAATATTAGCGTCAGGAATATCGTCCCATGTAACCGAAGACGTGAGGTCATTGACCTCTGTCGTTATCTGTTCGGCTAGTACATATTCTCCTGCTGTATCGTCCCACACTAAAGCGAACCCGTCTTGCGCCGGTCCAGGAGTGCCTACATTAACATCTCCTACTTCATCTAGAGATGACAGCACCCCACCTACAGGTAGTCCACCCAGAGTTACTCCGTCTCCGATGTAAAGTATATTGGTATCCGTTGTCCACCCAGGCTCGCCATCTGCTAGGGTGACTGTTTGACGCTCTGCGTCGGTTCCTCGTCTAATCTTAAGTGCCATTAAACAAACGCTCCTGCGTCAATATATGCATTATTTGGTGCTGAGAACACGCCTAAGTCTATGTCCACATCTGGACCTAAGTTAGAGGTCCCTCCAGTCTGATCTACCCATTCTACGTCATTGTCGGCATCGCTAGCCTTAGCTAGCACTTGACCTGTGTCTCCACCAGGAGGGTAGGTAGCTGTACCACCACCGTCTCCGCCCCCACCACCTCCGTGGTGATGAACGTGATGGCCCATCCTGATCCATCTACCCCAACTTCCGTCTGGGTTCTGGAACCTGATCTCACCTTTACTTACTTGGTGTGCAGGCTCGTCTCCTTTAGGTCCCTCTGGACCAGACGGTCCCACAGGTCCACGTATTCCAGGATTCCCTTTGTCTCCTTTAGGTCCTGTAGCCCCTCGATCCCCTTTAGGACCTCTCTGGCCCTGTCTGCCATCTCTTCCGTCGCGTCCGTCAGTACCATCTCTCCCGTCCAATCCATCAAACCCGTCTGTTCCATCCTTGCCGTCCCTCCCTGGATCTCCTTTAGGCCCTTGCGGCCCTGGCTGTAATACTTGAGATAACTCCCTAACATTAACTTTAGACAGTCGTTTTGCTAAGTCACTTTGAGCCATGATATCTCCTAGGTGGCTGATATGGTTGCGCCTAGCGCCACTCTTTTCCAGTCGGTACCGTCGTACACCCCCAAACAAGGGCTACCAGCGTCTCCGTCTGCTACGTAGATAATGGTACCTGTACCAGCTGTTGCTGGAGCTGTAGCAACCGTAAAGTTTTGTGCCTGAATAGTACTTATGGCTCCAGAGATTGCTACCGAAACTCCTGAGTCTACGAATCTCCAGTCTACGTAGTCGTCGCCATCGTCAGTAGACCTAACTCTAGACTTGACAGCATTACTGTAGCCATTAGAAGTCTGTAAAATGAATGTGGCAACAGACTTGTACTCAACTACAGGAAGACCTTCTGTTTCTATGGTGAATATCTCATTAGGAGCTGAAGCACGAGCATTACCTACAGTAGTGTACTCATTCTCTCCCATAATAAACACATAGCCATCAATTACATCATCAGTAGCATACAGATGCATTAAGAAGAAGTCGTTATTGGAGATCTCTGTTAACTGCCAAGTAGTACCTGTCCACTCATTATAGGCCGCCCTACCTGTACCTGTAGTTGTACAAATGTAGTCAGTTGAATCTACTCTACGCCAATTCCCAGTCGCACCGTCCTTGTATAAGATAGGAATGTTCGCTGGTAACGATTGAGCATCTAGCGTAATCTTTATATCCTCGTCCCATATCTCACCGCTCCCTATTGATATCTGAGCTGCTGATGCATCGTCTCCGTTGCCGTCTGCGTCAATATCTGCAGGTAAAAGGCCGTTACCATACCTAGTACCGGTAGTGTGGTGGTTGTATAGATGAGTTTGCCCATTCATTCCAGCGCCGTGACGCTCGTCAGCAAATGTTATACAGACGTCGTTGTCTGCATCCCAATAGACTAGAGAGATGAATGCCAACCTGATGATAATTTCATCAGAGAAAGCTTGAGTACTGGCTAGATTTCCATTATCATCGAAGTAGATGAAATGTAAGCCCTCAGAGTCTGGTATTACAATGTTTTCTGCTGAGGTCTTGACGTAGGTGTTACGATTAGACTTTACTACGTAAGATCCGCCTGTAGGCTGTATAGTGAATGTCCTGGTAGCATCTGTAAAACTAATGCTTGTATCAGACGCGTCAACGAATCCATTCTCTGGTGGCTGGGTATTATCTTCTACCCACTTCTTATTAGGGATGTGGTCGTCAGACGTTACTAAATCTTCGTAGTCTGTTACGGGAGATACATCCAAAAGACCAGAGAATGTGCTAGATCCACCAATAGAAACATCACCGCCAAAAGTAGCGTTGCCACTAAAAACCGGATTAAGGGTGTTTGCTTTCTCTCCGAGAGCCGATGACAAATCGAGCTGAGAGGACAGAGTTCCTGTAATATCTCCCCATTCCGTCTGGCCTGCTCCCGCCGAGTTGGTCCACTCAACGTCGAGGTTTTTATCACTCCTTTTTGATAGTACTTGTCCTGTACTCCCTCCGTCTGGGAGGTTGTTAACTCCGCCGACTTGTCTAGTCTGCCCAACTTTAATCCACTCACCCCAGTCTCCTTCAGGTTTCTCGAAGCGAATTTCTCCTCGCTGTACTTGATGTTTTGGAGGCTTACCTGCCTCTCCTTTTTCTCCTTGCGGTCCTTGGCTTCCAGTAGGACCTACTGATCCGGCCCCACCTGCAGGACCTGCGTCTCCTTGCGGTCCCTTAAATCCTTGAGGACCTGTATCACCAGTATCTCCCTTGTCGCCTTTAGGCCCTTGAGGGCCAGGCTTTAGAATTTTTTCTAGTGGTATGTCTTTTATGTTAACCAAGGATTCTATCTTACCTAGCTTTGTGATTGGCATCAGCTAAACTCCACAAGCTCTCCGTTAACGAAATACACGCCTGGTTCTACTTTAGCTAGCTCTGCGTTGTTCCTATCCTCTACTAATCTATGCAAGACTCCTATAAAATCATCTACTCGTACAGGCGTCTGCTTAGCCCAAAGACTTGAGCTTATTCCCTTAATAGCAGATTCAAAATCACCACGCTTGATGGCTGGCCAACTATTATGGAACTTCTTAGTCCAATCAGTGCCTAGTTGAAAGTTTACAGAGGTCAGAACATCAAGGAACTCTGGGTCACTTATTCCAGCCTCTTCAGCTTGCTTAGAGGCAGCAACAAAAGCTTTGTTTGCATCAGACGCAAACCTGGAGTTAAGCTCCTCTTTATCCAGCTCGTCTCCTACCGTAAGAGCAGAGCCCTTAACAGTACGGCCATCCTTAAGCTTGTATTTCTCTTTAGGCTTGATTAGGTGTCCTGCTCCAACAGTCTTCTTTCCTAGGCTATCTTCATAAACAGACGACTCAAAACCTTCTCTGGTATGAATTAATTGTACTGCTGTCTCTGGCACAGACTCTAGACTCATAACTTGTTCCTCTTCTGTAAAATCTTCTAGAGACCCACCTGTAGTAAACCCGGTCTCACTCTCCTGTATGGTCCCACGAAACTGCGGCTTGTCTCCTTCATCGTCAGCTCCAGGTACAACTCCATTAGCATGCCCTTTAAGGACTTCTGGGAAGTTACTTTCAGTAACATCTACAGTACCATCTCCGGTTCCTATTAGAGTAGTAGTCATTTCTGCTAACCACTTCTGGCCTGTCTTACCTTCAAAGATTTCTGGGAAAGTATCAATAATACGTCCCAGAGACTGGATTCCGGCCCTATAATTATCGTCTATTCTTCTAGGCGTTATGTCAGTAGGATCAACTCCTAAGAAGCTTTGTCGTATACCTCTGTTAGGATGTCTTTTAGCCACTAGTGGATCTAAATAGCGCATGTCGTAGGCTTCACCGAAAGGAAGTTTCTTCTGCACACCGTACATAGCCACTATCTCAGCGTCCTGCCTGTAAGTCCTGATCATAGCGTTGAACTTATTTATAACCTGAGTCTTTAGTATAGCTTGAGCTTCAGGATTGTTGTTTATCTTCTCCACTGCAGCAGGATCAGACACCTTAACCATAGCCATTCCGTCTCCGTCTTCTGGATCGAACAAAGCAACTATTGCCTCGTTATCCATCCTCTGCTCTACTTCATCTGCTGAAGGCCGTTCAGTAGTTAACAAGGTGACTGCTTCCGGCTTAGTTACAGGAACACGAACTCCTAAGTTGGACAGAGCTTCTAAAGAGGCGTTCATTTCCCTAGTAGTAGCTGGAGATCCTGTCTGCCAATTCTCCTTAAGTAACCCCATTCCATCTATGTGGCTATACTTACGATCCCACCTAGTCTTAGCCTTCTTGTAGGCTTCTGCTGTTTTGGGATCGTTAGGATCAATAGGCGCTACCATTTCGTTCCATTCCCTAGTACCCTCCTGAATTTGCTTCATTAACCCTGGAGCATTTTCAGTAATATAAGCCAGGTTAGGATTAGTTACGAACACACCAGCACGAATAGTCTCTTCTTGGAACTTATTTACCCTGTCCAAATATCGGGAACCATTCAAGTCGTCTAATGCTTTCTTTTCCCTATCAACCCACTTCTGGACCTTCTGGTTAAAGGTTCCTAGCTCTTGGCTCCATCCACCTTCTAGGGACGTACGGGCAGCGTTAGCCCTTACCTTAGCCGCAATATCCTCTATCCCGGATTTAGCCGCTACCATAGCGTCGGGGCCTAGTAGGATGCTACCTGTCTGCTGTTGTATCTGACGAGTTAATGCCGTAACATTTTCCTCGAAATCTACGCTTGTTGTAGCTGTCCATTGAGCAGAGTTCTCTCTGTTAAGCTCTTTTTGAGTTTCCCTGGTAAACTGCTCTGCTTCATAGGCAGCATAAACCTCTACAGGCATTCCTAATAGATCGGCTTTGGTCTGCTGATCTACTATCTTCTTGGCCCTTGCTGCTTCTACTTGACCTATTTGCTTCCTGTTCAGACTGAAAGGAGCTACTTGTCTTTGTAACTCTCCTCCACGATCTGCGCTGATAGCCCGGATGGCTGACGCTCGTGACGGTAGAGCATTGATAGCATTTTGAGTAGCAGCATCTGTCCTAACTTGTTGCTCAGTATCACTAATAGAACCCGATGCTCTAGCTTTCTTAAGGCTGTCAACATGACCCGCTAATATCCTCTCTGTCTCAGACGTTCCATCTCCTGGGAGACTTCCTTCGCCAGAAGCAGACGTAGTTCTTCTCCTATCCTCCTCTACTTTAAGTCTAGTTAGTTCAGTTCCTATCTCTCCTAGGGCTCCAAGAATTCCTGTTGTTGGAGTTATTGGGCGTGCTGTTACGTCTGGAACAGAAAGCCCCGGTACTTGGGGCTGCAAATCAACGGAGCGTGCCATTCTTTAGCTCTCCTGGATTAATTAAAGGATTGGTGCTGGCCTCATAATAAGCCTTGACACCCTTGTCTCCGATCTTCTCTACCAAAGTCTTTTCTTCCTTAAGGTATTTCTTCTTGAACTTACGGTATACCTCAGCCTGTACTTCTTCAGATGACCCGGCAAGTATATTAGCCATTGTTCCACCTGTATGCCATTCAAGAGGATTTTCAAGATCTACTCCATCTTTCCAGGCATCAATTGCGAAGTCTACCATATCTTTGATAAACTGATCTTGTAGCTTCATCATATCAGACGCCTCAAAAGCGTCCTCTATCTGCTGAGGAGGAAAACCCATACCAATAAAAGCTTGCTCTATAAGAGTGAATTCGTCTCTTGTAAGAGGTTTACCCCTTCCAGAACTTAACACCCCAGTCCTTCTGTACTGATCAACTATCCAGAAATTCCTCATAGAGGAAGGCATATTAAGAAGCATCTGCTTAGTGTTATGGAGCATAAGCGGCAGATTGCCTGATTTATAGGCGTCTCTTATCGGAATAGAGCCTTCAATAGCTCTAGCCATATTAGAACCAAACGGGCCTAACATTCCCTTACGCATATTCTCTAGCATACCATCTCTAAGGGAGAGCTGTCCAGCCACCAATTGAGAGTAGAAGTTGCCGTGAACATCACCTAATGACATCCTACTAGCAAAGTCATTCTTTATAGGCAACGCTCCTACTAGACCTTCTGTTAGCAGGTCAGAAGTTTCTTTGTCTAAACCTTGGTCCGCAAACAGACTGTTCCACCTATTAAACGCAGCTTCTGCGAAGGGCACCCCAGAAAGACCGAAGAACAACGATTGTGCGGCTGCCATTCCTAGCCTTTCTCTGGAAGTCAGAGGAGACCTCAGAAGAGGATTGTATATTTGGTTAAGAGATTTTTCAATAACCTGTTGGAACTGAAAAACTACTCCTGACCAACCTTTCTGGAACTTGGACTCGTTGATATTAGTAAAGTTAAGTGTTAATCTAAAAGACTCACCAATCAACTCTCCTAAATCGTCTGTAGTTAAATCCCTACCTTTCCTACGCTTTAAAACATCGTACATAGTGTAAAAAGCAGCTCGGCGGTTAAGATTCTCCCCTTGTGCAAAGAAGACCTTAAGCATGTCAGCTTTGCCTAGGGAAGCACCTACGTCAGCGGCCATATTAGTAGTTTCTGCTAGTTGCGATGCTCTCCACAAGTCATGTACTCGCCCCTTGGGCAGAGGAGCTAAGTTCACATCTGCTAAGGTAGCAGCCATAGCTTTTGCAGCCATCTTTGTGAAAGCTATTGGGTGTGACCCGAATGAGGCAATCATTCCCGATCCCTGAACAAGCAGTTGTGACACATTAAGTAATCCTAGGTTTAACTGGAACACTGCCGCTTTGGCAATACCACTTAACCCACCTTTGCTCGCTAGGTTGAAATATATGCGGCTTCCTATTTCTGAAGTTTCAGCTATAGATCTAATGACCCTCTCTGATGCCATTTCATCTACTGTTCGCATGCCTACAGAGGCCCTTATTTGATCATGCAGCTCTTTAGCAGCTCTATATTCCTTAGAACCCCGCTGCATACCAGCCTCTTCTAATCCTCTCATTGCGTCAGCAAAGTTTCCTTGGAACTCTACGGGTAACTTACCTTTGTATGTGTTAAGGAAGCGTTGCTTAAGCTCAGATCGATAAGAAGACAGCACACCTTTATTGGCAAGGTGCTGGTAGTACTCTGCAACAGCATCGAACGGGTCTGCTAGATCTTGGTTAATGTGCCCATCAACCACAAGACCGTTTTCTTTCCGATGACCAGTAAACAGCCCGTTGTAATTACCTAAAGACTCCTTCTTACTAATGAAGTCAAAGTCTCCGTCAAACTTCAAATCCCAGTCTTCTGGTAGTTTACCTTCAGGGAATTTAGCAGTTCCGTCTTCATTCTTAGCTAACTTAATCCACTCTTCAGCTTTTGTTCTACTAGAAAACGCTCTTACTGTAGTCTTCCTAGCAGTTGCTGTAGCCACCCCGTTTACCGTGGCCTTTACCGGCTCTCGTACAAAGTACTTTGCGTTAGAATGTATGTTGGTCACATACCCTTCTCGTCTAGGTAGAATGTCAGTAGGACGTAAATCTCTAAGTTCTCCTCTTGGTACTAGAGCGTAGTCATAATAATTCTGATCCTTGAGTTGACTAGGACCTCTAAAACGTATAACTACGTTATTATCAAGGTCTGCTGCTTTAATACCGTCCGCAGCTACAGGAGCGTCATCAACGCTGCTCCATACAGAACGTATATTAGCTGAACGTAATGTTTGCTCTGGATTGTCTACTACCCTAGCTGCTGCAGAAGATAAAGTAGTAGTGTTATACAGTTTATCAAAGCCTTCAGACCTATATGACTGGTGTAATCTGTTAGCCTCAAGGGTGTAGGCGTTGTCGTTTAGAACCCTGAACTTGTAGTAAGCTGCTTGTGCTTTATCTCCTACCAAGCCTTTATCACGTAGCTCGTTAACTGTGTAGACCCTACTATTAGCATCTCCTTCTTTAACTATTCTGTTTACCAAGTCCTGCTCTGTCTTTGGTAACGATCTAAGCTCCTTGTTAAATTCCTTCAAAAGCTTATTAGCACTAATCTTACTTCGTGCAGCAAACTGCTGGCCCACTGTAGGAAGTTCTACAACTGTAGCATAGTCGTCTATTAGCTTAGTAGCAGGATTTACTACCACGTTTCCTTTGGCTAGCCCTAACTCCTTAGTAGCAAATACGTTGTAATCATCCGCGTTATTAACAGGTATACTAACAACATCATTATCTACTCCTTCTAAAGTACGGGTAAACCTCACTTCTCCTGTAACTTGATCAAGCTTGACGTTACTAAACTCAGGATTTGCTTTAGCTGCCTCGAACCTGTTCCTAGCTAGTTCTGCTCTAGACATGTTCACAGACTGAGCCAATGACTCGTTAGTACCCTCTACAGCCTTTTGAAACCTCCGAATGTCATCAGATAACCCATCAGTAAGTCCTTCGTAGAAGTCCGCATGATCCATCGGGGACTCTATTGCTGCAGTCTCTTCCCTGGTAAGCCCTAAAAACTTAGCAGACTCTCCTGTAGAATCATTACTTGCCCTTACTACAGCTTCTACTGCTTCGTCTCTCCTTCCTAATCTAGCTAGTCGATTAACGCCGTTACTGCGTTTCACCGCCTTTAAAATAGTTCCAATCACTCCTCCAGCATCGACAACATCTATAACGTCTAATACAGTCTCAACCTTATCTAGTCCTAAAGCAAGGTCTTCTTCTGGAGTAACAAAGAACTTAATTAGCCGCTCAGCTACCGCCTCATTATTATCAGTTGCTTTTATTACAGCTCTCACCAAAGGGGCTGTGTACTTTTCTTTCTGTTCTGGAGTCAGCTTTCTCCACGTTTTACGCAGAAGTAATAAACTCTCCTTGTCGTCGAAGTATCCACCACCTTCACCTGTCAACTGCTTAACAGTATCAGAAAGCTCTATACCAGTAGATGCCATAAAAGGTACCAGAGATTCCGCAAAATCTCCTATCTTACCTAAAGTAGACTGCTCGTCTGCAGCCTTCCTTACGGCCTCTAGTAAAGCATCATCAGCTGCCGCCTGGGCAATAACAAGTTCCGCATCAGAACGGCCTTCTAAATTAGACGCTTCTTGCGCAGCCACATTAGACCATTCTTCTGTGGTGGTATTCTGTCGTATTAGATCTTTAGCTTCAGGCGCATATTGTAAACTGGAAAGACCTTCTGGAGTCGGACTAGAAATAGTCTCTTCTACGAAGGCATCTACGCTGGCTACACGAGCATTACTTTGGGCTATGACTGCGGACTCGACAGTAGCATCCGGATCTGACAAAAGATTTCTAGATATTGCTCCAAGAAGATCTCCATCAGAGCTATCAGCCTCTGTAACTGCTGCATTTCTACGGGTGTTATTACTCAGAGGATCTGTAAAATCTACAGCCTGATTCCTTGACTCCTCCTCAATGTCATAATAATTTCCAGCTGGGTTGTCTTCTTCGTAGACATTCATCTTAAAAGCCTATGCTATTTATCTCAGGAGTAAAACCACTTATAAGACCCTGTGCAGCTCCTGCAAAGGAAGATATATTCCTTGCCCTTCCTGCTGCATCAGCTTCTCTTTGAGCAGCAAAGCTAACTTGGTCCTGTAGTCCTGTGATTTGTCCGGCTACTCTTTGACTAGTAGCCAGCTGGCTTCCTATAGATTGTTGCGCAGATTGGAAGCTAGAAGAACCTGCTATACCAGTTGCCTGGGCACCCACAGCAAGCTCCGCTCGTTGAGACCTGGCTGCCCTAGCCTGTCTCACTCTTTCTTGTCTAGCACGAACATCCTGGATAGCTCTCTGAGCTGCGCGCTGTTGTTTCTGTGCCTTTTGGACTTTCTTCTGCTCTGACATTTGCTTTGCTGTCGAAACTGCGCCTACGATTAAAGAAAGACCTGCTGCAATACCCATGTTAGGTACTCCTATTAAATAAAATTGTTCCGCCTTGACGAGAGTATTCTTTAAACCCAAACATAGTTTGGAATTTATACAACTTATCATCTCCATCAGGTATGACAGTGTATATGTCATCTATGCCCTTATTTTTTAGGGACAATAAAACTACCTGCCAATAGTACTTCATTTTTTTGTACTTAGAGGGAGTCCATTCCCTTATTTCCAGATGAATAAACACGATCTCATCAACTACTTCAGCCTCTAACGACCCATAGGAAGTTGTTATAAGGCTAAGACGCTGTTGTTCCTTGTGCGACATATTGCCATCCTAGTAAGTGGAAATCATTATCTCCGTCGTTTCTAAACTCCAACTGAAGAGCAGTACCATTGCCTGACAACCTAACTTTATTCCTGACTACAGTCTGACCTCCGTCGTAATCATAGGTTTCGTTTCCTGTCTGAGTAGGCTCATATATGTCGTTTAGTATATAAGCATCCTGTTGCGGAGACCATTCAGCTTGTCCGTTAGAATCATACCAGTCCCACTTAGCTCTGATCAAACACTTAGACTCGTTGTTCCACTCGACATCAAATCCTATGACAGTAGGTATATCGTCTATGACCACTATCTCTTCATCAGTCTGATATGTCATTTCTGTCCTGTTAAATACAGGAAAGATGTAGTGTTGTTGAGCTACGTTAGTTAGGCCGGGCGGTATTTCATAGCCTGTCAGCAGGTAGCTTTCGTAGCTTGTACCAAACCCGCCTATGTCTTCGAAGTCCTGGAAGGTAGTTTTCCAGAACTCACCAAAGTTTATAGACCATCTAAATATATCTACTAATACTAGCTTCAGTGTCTGCTGTGCTGGTGTTGTCTCATTTTGTGGTATTATTACTTCTTCTGTTTCTACATCAACAGAATCATTACCTGCTACTACTGGACAATCTGTCCTAGCAAATGTACTAAATCCACCCATTACAGAGCCGGCTACGTAACCATACTCACTATCAGGGAACTCATAAGGGGACCAACCTAAAGTGGCTAGGTTGTGTACTAAACAAGCTGTGTACCTGGCTGGGGCAGGGAAAGAGAAATTATCAAAGTTGCCTCCATCCCAAGTGGCATTTGGAGAATAAAACCAGTAGATACGCTTCTCTACATGATCATAAGTACCGTCAACCTGAAGTTTTGCTGGGGCCGAAAGCTCATTGTAGAACTTCTGGATACTGTCTAGACTCATACTAGTGGAAGTTAAATAACCTGTTATCTTATCTGGTTCTAGTCGGTATATACCACTATCTGACCAAAAGTAAACAAAGGCTTCAGCTTCTACGATAGACCCAGTACTTAAGGTTGCTATGTCCGTTATTTTTCTGGTGAAAAACCCCGTGGCTTTAAAACCTCCCTCACCACCTATAGCCCATACCCCGGCCGTAGTGAAGATTATTAGGTTATCTCCTAAAGGAATCATCCTCTGAATATGACCAGCTTCTGGTATTCTTATTGTACCGCCGTCCGTAGCGATTAGCTCGTTTATCTCTTCTCCAGTAGGATCTGCTTCTTGATAGCATAATCCTTCCTGAGCTTCCCTTTCCAGTAGTTGAGAATAAAACAAAGTCCCTATGAACTTGTCATCTCTAACTCCGCCGTACCACAGCCTTCCTGCAAAAAATGCAATTGCCTCTGGTCTCTCTTTTGTTTTGAACTCGTCGACTACTACGTCTGCCTGTTCACTTCTGTTAGTATTGAACGGGTTTAGTATGTAATGCCCCCTAGCAGCATGCGTAGTACGCAGTCCGTCAGCTTTTAGCTGGGTGTACCCATCCCACTGTCCTATTTGATCTGCTACTTGAGCGTTAGCTATCTTTCCGTCGTGAACAAGCTCACTATTAGCAGGATATAAGGTGGGATTTGGTGGCACTGTTCCTGCAGGAGATTGTATTGGGCCTCTATCTATTCCCCAACCATTACCAGAAGGGACATTAGGTGTAGCACTATCTGTCATAACCCGTACTTCCTAATATGAGTTGCAAACGCGTCTATTGGATCAGTACCTTCATACCCAAGAAAAGGACGTAACTTAACTACTCCCGGGAACCATCCTTGATTGCGAAGATTATACTTATGCTCCTCTGACAAAGTGCTTGGACGTTCATTTACTTCTAGCTCGTCATCCAACCCTTCTAGGTCTCTTATTCTAAGAGAAATCCTACTAACTTCCATTGTGTCAGTGTCTGAGTCGTATTCTATCTTAATTGGATCTAGCTTTGGGTGAGATACAAACAATTTACCGTTTCCGGCAGTAAACTGGCAGCGCTCAAACTGTATGTCTGCTGCATTCACTTCCCATTGGTCTAGTTCAACGTTATAATCCTCGTTGAAACCGGCTGTAATTGGAGCAGTGCCTGCATTAAAAAAAGCCAGCGTTGGTCCTACTTGAACAACAATAAAAGCTAAATTAGGAGTTCCATTAACAGATTCCCACTTATAACTAACAACCTCGCTTCTCCAGATGTCCTCTTCTTCTATGTTTAGATCGTTCTCGTCTGGAGCAAAGTCTGTGCTAGTAGGTTCTACATCAACTCCCCTACGTCTACGGCGAGATCCGTCTCGCATTATCTCCATGTTCAGCTCATCCTGAGAAGCGTTTTCAGGGAAGGATAGAGCGGATGCTTCAGTTACTAGTCCCAGTACGTTTCTGTTTACTAGACGGCTTGTTGCTACTTGGCGCGGCATTCTTAAGTCCCTCCATATAGATGTTAAGTGCTCGCCTAGCTAAACGCTGGTGCGTGTATCGGCCTGTCAGTTCTTCTGGTAATTCACCAGACTTGGAAACAATAACATATAGTCCTAGTTGTCCGTTGTACTTTATGCTATAACTATCTGCGGCCATAATTAACTCCACTAAGAGGGTTTGTCACCCTGCGTTTACTTGTATTATGACTTCGTGTTAGAAGTCGTTGTGCCATCCTGTCAGAGGCTGGGTTTTGGGTCTGTTTAATTTCTAACCATGATTTTGATACCACTAAATTCTTATATAGCGACCAATCATGGCTAGGTATTTGTATATCCAGGTCGTCGTCTGTCTCATCAAACTCATACTTGACATAACCAAGAATCTGCATTTTTAATGGATCTAATGTTATCTCTCTGTCTGAGTTGTAAGAGTCAAACAATACTGTTGTGTAGTTAATAGAAGTCCAGCAATCAGGCTCTTTGTCGTTTCTTATGTAATAATCTAAGTCAAATTGTGGCCATGTGCCGTTAGAGCGCATCTTAACTACTACTGTGTTATCTAGCTCTTCTTTAGTTTGCTCTACGAAGTCGTCTGGACTAACATACCCTAGTAGCTTTAGTACTGAGTCCCCAGTAGGATTTGACGGGTCTCTTGGTACCTCGTACCTAATCTCTTCTATTTTCTGTATTCCGTCAGGTATTCCTATAGCGTTTACCTCTGCTGTAGGAGTTGCTAACTGTAAACTAGCCTTAGAAAGCTTATGGTCCCATCTCTGAAGTTCTTCTAGATACTCATAAACGTCTCTAGCAATTAGAGCTACTTGCTGCGCTTCTATGCTCTGAGTAATCGTGTTAACTTCGTTGGAATTCATCCCTAACAAGACGTTGTTAACTAATTCTAGTAGAGTTGCATTTTTCATGGAGTAAACTCGTCATCATCGCCTAAATCAGCTACAGTGTACGTTATTAGAACACCTTGTAGACGTGCATCAGCTCCGTAGTTGCTAGCAGCAGGAGTACGAGAAATCCTAAAATCTATGAACATGTTATTATCTAGTGTAGTAACATCTAAACCTCCCAAAGAGGTTATCATGATCTTATCTGCAGTATCGTCGTCTGTAGTAAGAGGAGTGTCCTCACTAACTAAATTAGTCCATCCACCAGATAAAACAGCTCCTATGTTTAATATCTTGTAATCTCCTACCCACTCCACGTCCCCGGTAGCAGACGTGGTTTTAGACCAAAGGATGTATAACCTTACATCACCGTCAGCTTTACGTCCGCGAGGAACAGGTATACTAACGTAAACTGTCTCATCTGTTGCAGAATCAAAAAGAAGAGAGCCACTGGTAGTTTCCCTGCCAGGATCTTCTGTTGCTCCTGCTAGTACTATTCCGTTTGATGCAAAGTATATCTCGGCGAATGAATCTGTAGTAAAAGGAAAAACAGAGTCCTTTGCTGTAGTCCAGTCTCCACTTCCTGCTCCATCTGCCAAATAAACAGTGTCCGGAGCTGCTGACGAGATTCCTCTAGGTTCGTGAATAAACGGATCTGCAATAACTCCGTGCTGAATTGCCATAACATCTCCTAAAAAATACCCCCTCCAGGTCTGCTGGGAATGCCCTGCACCTTACCTTTTGGGGGAAACATTAAGCTGTAGCCCCCATGGTGCGCCGACAGTTTCTCACCGAGTAGGCGTCGCGGCGTTGGGGGCATTGTTAAGCTGTAGCCCAGCTACTTTAATCATAGGCAGTGCTGGGCTTTTATTTTAGAGCGTGTAAGTAATGACTACCTTCACATCACCATCAGAAGATGCGGTAGTTACTGACCACGTGACAACAGCCTCTTCCGCCAGCGGAGCTGCAGCAGTTAGCAGAGCGCCATCGAAAGCTGTACCTACAACGGTACCGCTCGGACGAAGTGCAACCACTTCAGCAGCATCAACGGCCAGAACCAGGCCATCCGCGTCAGTGATATCACTACCGCCGTCTTCATCAGCAATTCCGACAATCAAATCGACCAAACCAGTCAAAGGACCAGTACTAAAGAGTTTGACATCAGTGATCGTAGCACCAGCAGGCAGCGTACAAGAGCGGCCTGCAACAGCCGCAGATTGAGCGATCTCACCCTCATTAACTACGGTAACCAGCTCTTTAATCTGACCGCGAGCAGCAGAAGCAGAGACTTGATCGTTGTCAACGGTGCGGCGACCAGAAGTCACCACAAGACCGTCGTTATTTACCCAATTGTAACGAGAACCCATTTTATCCTCCTAATTAAGCGGTGTTGTCGTCAGAAAGAACCACAACCAGGTTCTCAGGACGGAAAAGTTTGAGGCCCCAACGAGCAATAGTAGCATACTCGTCTTGCTGAAGCTTCATGTTGTACTCGGACTCGACCGTCGGCTCTTGTGCCCATGCACCAACAAACGGATTACGCTGACCACCTAGTGCTGCGAAGAACACATTTGCAACGCCGTTAGCTGCGGAAACAGCACGAGCACCAGTACCTGTGTCGATGGACTCAGAAGCAACTGCGGAACCTGCCAGATAGTTCGACTCGTAAACATCAAAACCGTAGATGTTACGAACAAACCGCATGCCAGTAGACAGCCCGGTCTCAATAATACCCTCATAATGCTAATGATATTTCAATCATTTAGACTATAGCTTAGGCCGAAGCCTTGGAAACGCTTAGTCGTTGCGAGTCATGTGCAGATACTTATCTAACTGATGTCTTCTAATAACCACGTGCTTCTTAATGAACTCTACTACAGGGTGCCCTTTCTTACTCAGATAAAGCTTGTAGCAGACGCTGTCTCCATTCGCATCGTACACCTTACCACCAAAATCCCTAGAAATAATATCTAAGATTGGCTTGTCTGGTGTCCATGCGGCGATCTGGAACCAACATTCATTGTTGCGGCTATGGAAAGAAATACAACCGTCTCCATCAAAGTATCCAGCTAGCCATGCTCTGGAAGGATGTCTTCCGTAGTCTTTACTAGCTGACTCTCGTCGAACAGTCTGTAATTCTTTTTTCAAAGGTTTTGGGTTTTCGATCACTGTCCCGTGATTGCTAATCACCCAATCAGTTAAATACTGTTTAATTCTTAGATGCTTTCTAATCTTCTCCAAGAAGCTAACAGCACGCTTCCCAAACAAATAGGCTTCTTGCCCGTCTTTATAATCCTTCCTAGGATATATCCTCCAGTTTAATCTGAACTCTTCCGCTAGATATTTGATATCAGCATTGATGATCAGTTTAACCGAAGCTGTGGCTCTAAAAGTCCCATCATTTCTTTTATTGAAATGAAGCCTTATTGAGCCATCTGCATCTAATAGTCCTGCAATATATTTCTCGTTCATAATGTACCTCCAGGTACTGTTCCAGACGAGTTTCATGTTCTCTCGGGTTGGGCTAGATGCCGTTCCCGTTATTTAGTTTCCATTCCCCCAGTGTGTTAAGGGTTGTTCGAGATATTGACAATGTTGGTAGCCGTCTCAAGGTGATAAGCCGTGACAGGATCAACAATGCCGATCAAATTGGTCATAGGCACGTGAGCTTTACTCAAGGACAGTTTAGCCAAAGCAAAGTCAGAAGGCTCCATAATACGAGCACCATCAGATCCGCCTGTAGCGACGAAACGGTGTGCAACACCATTGATGTCATTGTCATCAGAAGCTACTTGCTGATTAGCCAGCGCGTAAATAGCCGTCTCCAGCTCTTCGTTAATAGCGTGTGCTTGCTCCGGAACAAAGGCAGAAATCAGCTGCGACAGGTAATAAGTGTCTTGCTTAGCTTTGTTGGTGATAGCCGTAGTAGAAGCTTTGTAGTCCGTGACTTGGAACTCAAAGTTACC